GTTGAGCGATGGTCCTTCGGGGTGTCCGAGTTCTCCCATTGCTCGTTGGGGTTTCACATATTCATTATTATACTTTTGGACTTCGTTCATCAAAACTTTGTTTGGGTAAACGCGACCGTTTCTATTTTTTTGCTCGGCTTGCATAAAGATGCCGTCGATATGATACTGCTTCTCACCATTTACTTCTTCGGTGACGAGATTGACATTATCATTTACTTCTGTAATCAGTAACATTACATTCCCCCGCCCATTTTGCGACGTTTCATTCCGCTGCCCATCAATTTAGAAATTGCAGCCTCCGGGCTTTGTCCGCCACCCATAGGTGGTTTCATACCACCACCCATAGGAGGCATCTGTCCACCGCCACCACCCATCATCTTAGCCATTGCAGCCATTGGGTTTTGTCCACCGCCGCCCATTCCGGGCATACCACCCTGTGCTTGCGGTGCTTGGGCTTGTTCTTTTCCTGCTACATCAAGTGCTTTTTTAATTGCAGACTCAAGGTCGCCGGACTCCTTGCCCATTTTCTTTTTCTTATCCATTCCCATCATCTCAGCACCCATCATCGGCATTTCACCCTCGATACCGGGGAAGTTTGGACGAAGTGGATCTTGAGTGATCTTGGGACCGGGACGACCACCACCAACGGGATCAGAAATACCGGGGAAGTTTGGTCGAAGTGGATCACGGGTAATCTTGGGACCGGGGCGACCACCGACTGGGCGAGGATCAAAAGGTGGCTTATCATCTGGAGTGCTTACAGGTAGGTAAGGATTTCCTCTTCTTAATCCAGACTCTTCTTCGGAATATTCCTCTTCCTCTTTACGACGCATCATATCCATCATCTCTTCTTCTTTACGACGCATCATATCCATCATCTCTTCTTCAGAATACTCTTCTTCTTCTTTACGTCGCATCATATCCATCATCTCTTCTTCTTCTTTACGACGCATCATATCCATCATTTCCTCTTCACCACGACGACGCATCATACCCATTCCACCGTAACCCTCATTTTTTGCAGTGAAGTTTTTGTCGATGTAATTGAAGAATTCTTTTTTCTTTTCGTCGGTCTTCAAATCAGCAGGGGAGGAAATATTAAACTTCTTCATTGCCTTCTTAAAGAAAGCATCGTAGCCAGATCCACCTTCCATTTCTTCACGAAATTGATTGGCAACTTCATACTTTGACTCAATGATTTTATCATTAAGTTTCTGTGTAAGAGACTCGAACATTGTTTGTTCGGCTTCGTTATAATCTCTATTAATGATTGAGTCTACGATGTGCTGAGAGTTCATATGATATCCCTTTTGATTCGTTCTTGAAAGAAGTTGACCATTTGAATCGCTTCCTCACTTGAGGACTTTAACTTATCTTCAAACTTGTCTTTGTTCTTCTTATTTAGCGACCTGTAAGTTTCGAGAATAAAATTTGCGTTTTTTTGTGTT